ACAGCACCAAATATAGCACCTGAAGCAGTTGCAATTACAGAACCTGGATTATTATTCCAATATGCAGTAGAAGTTCCTGTATTGGTTACCGTTGGCGTCCCTGAAAATGTAAAGTTATTATTGTTGCCGCTAGTATCAGGCCATGTGGTACCTGACGAATAGTTCCGCATATCAAGGTTAAATAACAAAGAACCAGTCACAAGACCTGTGGCTAGATCTGGATATATTCTCAATCCTTGTCCAAGGGTGATACCATTACCTATCTGCATAATATATTATCCGTTAGGGTACTCAGTTACTGTACTACTAAATGTATATAGACTATTAGCGTTAGCTGTATTAGGACTTGGTGTATCTGTAATCGTAACAAATTTCTGAGGACCAAGTTGATAGGAATTAAAGATATAATTGGTATTGGTTACTGAACCAACTATAGGTTGACTTGAAACAAAATTACCATTAATATTGGTCAACGTCAATTTGTTTACATTATTGGCATAAGAAACAACAGTTGCGCTTGCTGTTGCCGTACTAAAATTATAACCTTGGTAAACAATCTCACCTGCTTGATAATAGCCTACACCAGTGTTAGCCATGTTGAATATGACTTCATCTTCTGGTGATATATCATTGTAAATATTTGTGATAGAAGTCTTAATGATACCTGCTGGCGGACTTGAAGCACCAAAGATAAATCCTTTGACGGTGAAATTCAAAGTCCAAATAACCATACGAGTATCGGAATCACGGTTGCCTTGGTATGTAACCTCAGAATTAACCGTATTCAAAACGATAGGAACTTCTTTCGTAATACCCATTTCGGGGATTAAGTTTAATTTAATCGTATAATCTGGTGTGAAGAAGGGTAGTATATGTTCGATTAATTGTGTACCATCTTCTATATTTCTGACATATATGTTTAAGTCAAAATCAAAATTGTATGGTACTGGAACATACTGAGAAATTAGAACAGCACCAGGTCCTGTATTAAAATTTCTTAGATTGGTTGTTTGTTTACGTGAAGCATCATAAGACAAACCTTTCATTTCAAATGACATTCTTGGTAGAGTCATCTGAACTTTCTTATCTAAGTTTGGATCGCCTTCAATACGTTGAACATACAACTCTTTGGCTGCATAGGCAATAGGAACAATAAATCGTTCCGCTTCTGTATTATCAGCATTATAACGGACAAGAGTAATCTTATCGAATAAGTTTCCAAATCCAATAACTAATTTTCGTATAACTCTATCGTAATATACATTTGCCATTATATGCTACCAAAAGGATTAGATTCAGATAAATCAATGATACCGTTTGCTGAACTATTGATGTATGAATTATCGTAAACTTCTTTAGGTGTAGGAACATTCAAATCATCATATGTGTTCAATGTATAGTGAGCACCACTTGATTGACCAATGATTGATTGAGCATCTACAAATTCGCCTGTGATATTTGTAACCACCAAAGTTTTGTTTGGTAAGTTCCAGGCTTGTGCTACAGCCACAGTCGTAGCATTAGCATACGTACCGTCTGGTGATTGGAATACAATCTCTGAACCTGTATAGTTGCCTGTACCCGTACCCATTTCTAATGTAATAGAGTATGCTGAATCTGCCACAATACCATCAATGTCTGGCATACCTGTGTTGACGATTTCCTGTGAGTACTTGAATTTCTCCATCTCTAACTCATAGAAGTATGGATGCTTTCTACCCAACATAAAGAAGTCTTTGGTCTGGTTAACAAACTTAATCTCATACAATTCACCAGTACCATTTAAGAATGGAATATAAACCAGGTCACCTTCAAGTGGTCTGGTTAAAAATGCTGGCATTCTTTGGTTAAAAGAACGTTTAGACATAACCACAGAAACTTGGTTCTTAATCTCTAGACCAAACTTAGAAAAGAATTCTTTTTCGCCTAGATACTCACCGTTATTCTGTAAGTACATCTCAATAGGAAATGCAGAACTAAACTTCTTAACAGGATCTTCACCGTATAGTAAGTCTCTTGCCTGATTATTTGTGTTTGGACAATAAAATGAATCGAATCCCATTATACGGATTGATTCCACGATTATATCTTCAATTACTCTTTGTTCCGAAAGGCTTCCATAATTGTTAAAATAATTACTGGTTGCCATAAGTCCATCCTTTAAATTTTTGGCTATTTGATTTTATTCTATAATGGACTGTTGCTTTTGAATTTAAATTATATTTTTCCATAACTTCGGATAATCCCAAATATTCCACACCATCGATAATATATTTCATTGAAAATTTTTCATGCAAATATTTTCCAATTTCTGGCCTTTTTTTGCCAAAATTTGGATTATTTGATCCTTTATAATTTCTTCTAGTGTATGTTCCTATTGGTATTTTGCCTTTTTTTGATGAACTTATAGCTTCACAGTGTTCTTTTGTTCTTTTATGGTTTTTTAATTTTTCTTTTATTAATTTTTTAGTTTCTTCACTATGGAATTTACAGAAAAAATTACCATCTCCGTTATGCATATTGTAATATTTTGAATTTTTAGCTGCATCAATTTCATGTAATAGTTTTGTTTCTTTTTTAATCATATTTTCATATGAACCAAATTCTAAAATTTCTCGGCAAAAATCGTGAGGTCTTTTTTTATATTCCTCTTTAACAATTTTCGAAGAACAAATATATCCATCATCGGGTTCGCCTTTGTGGACACCAATGTAATACATATTTTTGGACTTATCTATCCATTTATATAAAAAAGCTTCTTGTTTCATATTTACCATTAGTTCATGAACCACTCCAAAGGGGAAAAATTCTCAACGGACATTTGTTCTCTTAGCTTCTGAATTTCATCAGCAGCTTCTTTCTGAATCTTTTGACCGTCTAATGTAACACCACCTGGTAATTGTAGACCAGCAAACTTAGACAGGTTATTACCCCATTGTTGTTTGATAAGTGCTGTTGAATATTCTTTTAACCAACGGTCATTCCATACCAAACCGTATTGGTCTGGATCAATAACGGCATAACATTCTGATACCACAACTTGACCTACTGGTGCTTCTTGCATACCCCAAGCCCAATCAATATACAGTCTCTGCATATGCCTTTGAAATCTGATGGGAACTTCACCGGTGAACTGTAACTCTAATGAACGTAGATGTTGTTGAGTTAAAGTGTAGTTAATGTAGGATGCTGATGTGAAGTCATACAACTCATTTAAACGAAGTTGGTATCTCAAGTCAAACATATTGGTGTTGGCTTGTGAATCATCCAATGGGAAAATACGGGAAATACCAGCAATTTCTAAAGGAGTATTGGCGGTATCTACCGCTTGAGATGCGTCTAGATATCTGTTGTTGATATCATCTTGTGTGATGGTATGAATCCAATAGACTTTCTGTAGACCATCAAAGTGATAATCTTGGAAATATTGTAAGGCATCGTCAATACGGTCCTGAACCTGGTCGTCATCAACGTTAATCTCAATAACTGGAAATCCCAGTTTCTTAAGACAGTAGGTTGTGAAGTCGGTTCTGTTTGTTATATTGGCCATTTAAGTCTCCTATTAGGATATTTATCCTAGGGCTATTGAGAAAGCCAAGGCAGTAGAAACAGCAACATATACGGCGTTAGATGTGGCCGCATTGGCAGATGAGTTTGAAGATATGGAATCACTCAGAGTTATTGAACCACCGCCAGTTGATATTGGATTACCGTTGGCTGCATAATACAAACCATTGGTGTATATCGAATTGGCATATACGTTACCTGTGGCAGCAATACCACCCCTAACTGTCAATGCACCAGTCGTATTTGAAGAAGATGCCGTATTCGGAGCATTGAAGTTGGCAACTACGTTAGATGAGTTATAACCACCTACAAATATCTTTAAGTTTGTACCTGGTGTATATGTACCAATAATCAGGTTTGAACCGTTGGCATACAAATAACCATCGCCTGGTTGTGAAGCCGTAAAGTTATTCAGTACCACGTTATAGGCGGCACTTGTGATACCCATATCAATATAGTTATTGGTATCGGTACCTAAGTTATTGTATAGTGCTAAGTCTGTAGATGAGTTCTGTGTGTTAGCAAAGTTTTGTCCACCAATCTGAATAGACTGGTCGGTGTTACCTGAGAATAGACCTAATGTGTATAGGTGATTATAGGTGTTTGTTGTGTCTTGAACTAACTGACTTTGTGTTACATATACAGTAGAAGTTGGTGAGTTGGCAATAAAAGTATTAGCGTATATATTGTTAGCACCAGTAATATTGCCACCAACGCCTGCGCCTGTTGTTATATTACCCGAAACAGTAATATTATTAGATAGTGTAATTGATACTGATTTTGATGTTGAGTTACCTGTGATAACAATATTATTACCAGGATTAAAACTCAATGTATCGTTGGCTACTGTAGTAAGTATTAGTGTGCCGTTAGCATTTGCTGTGGCAAAAGACGGACCGTTGTTTTGACCGTAGAAGTACGAAACGGTACCAGATGAGTTGAGGTAGAACAGTTTACCATCGGCGTAGTTCAGCGCCGTTTCACCTACATTAAGTGAAACTGGTGTACGTCCAGTTGTACTGGACTTTTTTAACTGAATAACTGTATTTGCTATTGCCATTTATTTACTTTAAAAACTACCACCATCTTCTATTATGACATCCAAACCGGCTGGTTCTTCAGGCTTCTTATTCAAATCGTCAATCTTTTTTCGCTTGGCAGGAGTTAATTGTAAATAGGCAATCTTATCGGTCAATTCTTTAATCTTATTTTCATATTCATCACGAACTTGTTGAGTTTCTTCTCTTGCTTTCAACAACTCGGATCTAAATGTATCAACATGATTTGCTTGATGCTTAATATTCTCATACTCAGCCTTCATAGAACCTAACCTAGAAATTTCTTGGTTCAATTCATTAATCTTAGCCTCATAATTTGTATTATCAAGTTGTGCTTCTAGTTCTAGCACTTTCTCATTTAATTGACCTATTGCCACATCACTTATTCTAGCATTTGCTTGTAACGATATATTTTTTTGTATTGCATCGGTTAATGTACTTGTCATTATCTCAATGTAATAATCAAAATATGTTTTATCCATATCAAACTCCTATTATATATTAATTATATAGTTGATTTTTTTAAACAAGATTCACTCATTTTTATTTTTTAAAAACTACCACCGTCCATTGTTGTTGTCCATACAGGAACACCGGCGTTGGTGACTGTTAACATTTGATTACTAAAAGTTTGGTCTGAAGTACCTGCAGCTGCCGTAACTTGAATAGCACCTGTACCGTTACCGTATGTGATACCGTTTGTAGTAAATGTTGCTGCGCCTGTACCGCCTTGTGATACAGTTAAACCAGAAATTGGTTGCCATGAAGCTGCTGTGGTTCTACCATAAGCGTCAACACTTAATGCTGCTAGAGTTGAGTTTGTACCATATGTACCTGTGTTAGCATATGATGAGTTGGCCAAAGCGTTCATTGGACCTGTACCACCACCAATAATCAACTGACCTGTAGCAAATGTAGCTTGACCAGTACCACCTTGAGATACTGTTAGACCAGAAATTGGTTGCCATGCGGCTGCCGTAGTTCTACCATAAGCATCAACAGTTAAACCAGCAAGTGTTTGTACCGTATGTGCCTGTGTTAGAATAAGAACTGTTAGCAAGTGAAATTAATGATGTTGTACCATTACCAATTACGATTTGACCGTTGGTAAATGATGTAGCACCAGTACCGCCAGATGTTAATGCTAACGGATTAGTTAATGATAATGTACCAATCGTAGCAGTCGTAATGTTTGCTGAAGAAGCATTTGCCTGTGGTGCAATGATGTTAGCATACAATGTTGCTGTGTTGGCAGTAGTGAATAAGTTATTAGCAACTGTGTTACCGGTTACAGAACTTGAATTTACACCAGAGAACAAATAGTAACCTTTGTTACCAGCATCACGAACCAAACCAGTTGATACGTTAGCAGAACCGTTATTGTATGTACCTACAAAACCGATATCTAATACATCACCTACTGTGTTGTTAGCGGCAAGGTGTAATAGTGAAGATGTTGATTGAGAAATTGATGTGTTGACATATGTTACAGCACCAGTAACAATCAAGTTACCAGAAATCTGTACGTCTGTACCAATTGATTGTGGACCACCAGATGTATTGGCACGAACTAATGTGTTGTCTACACCAAAATAAACTGTTTCGTTATTTGGTCCAACATAAGTTGTAATACCAGAGTTTGTGTTGGCCTTGAATGTTAGTGTAGAACCACCGTTAACTGTGTTACTGTTTACACTATCAGATACTGTGAATGATGTCTGAATACCAGCAGATGAAACGGATAAGATACGACCGTTGGCACCGTATTGAATAACTGGAACAGATGAAGAAGAACCAACTGTACCAGCAGATAGACCGCCTACGTTGTTTAGTGAAGCATTAAGTGTAACACCAGCAGAACCGTTGAAACCAACAGCAGATGCCGTGATATCACCACCAGAAACTGAGAAGTTTTGTGAGTTGGTTAATGTGTCAGCGGTGTTGGCATCACCATATAATCTACCAAAGAAAGCACCGTTAGGGTCTCTTTTAACTAAAGTAGATGCTGTGTTAGACTGAGTGGCATTATTAACGGCAGTATAAGTATTGTAACCACCGATAGCAACTAC